CTTGTCATATACAAAGGCTCTAGGGTCTACTCTACGAACATGAGGGTCCCCATCTTTAATGTACACCTTATAGAACTCTTTAGCTGTAACCAAAAGGTCTCTCATTCCTTCTTGGAAAATCTTCTTCATACCATGCTTATGGATAAGATAATCCAAGCCGTCGTGAATAGATTCCTCAATAACCTCTTTATATTGATACTTCATGAATAAGTCAATATCGTCTGGGATAGGGAACTCTTTATTGTCCATCTCTATCTCCATACCGAATTCCTCTTCAACTTGAGAGTTAATCTCTTTAAGTAATCCATTAGCTACAAGAGATACTTTAAATTGCTCTTTACGAAGAGCAGCATCCATGTTCACAGCGTAAACACTCTTATCAATAGGTCTACTTAAATCTTCATTACAAAGAAGGTCAATCTTATTCCTAGTTATAGGATGATTAGCCATAGTAGCTGGAGACGTGGTTTGATATTGGTCTGTAACGTAAGCATAATCATCTTCGTTAATTTCACCATTATATATTCTATAATTACTAGCGTCCCTTTCGGATTCACTAATAACGCCATCAACTCCACCCTTCTCTAAGGATTTAACAATAGCATCAATATTTTTCTCACACCACTCTTCAGTTTTATCACTGTCTGGTATGTATTGTTTAGGAAAGTTACTCATCTCTTTTAAGATTTATATGGTACTAATCTACCGTTCTGTCTTTTATAATAAACAAAGCCTAGGCTTTTCTTTTCTATTGTTTCTGTTTTCACCTGCTTATCGTGAAGGTCTATGTCATGTATTAAACATAAACCAAATGCTATAGCCCTATCCGTATTTCTTAAACCATAACCAGCTAATTCATCTAGGAGGTCAATAAACCATATATTGTCACAACTCTCTTCAATGTACTGCTCCATGAACTGCTCCATAACAGACTTAGTATGTTTATTCATTTGAATCCCATACTTGTTTTTATTAACAGTCTTTGGAGAGTGGGCAGTAGTTGGGCGCTCTTTTAGGTACGCTTTACCACCTGCTCTTTGAAAATATCCAATCACTCCAATACGTGTATATTCTATTAACATTTTCGCATTGTAATATACGGCTAATTTTAGACATCCATCCCAGAACTCTTCAGCTGTATCTGGACGCTCTGTATATTCCGCAATAGGATACCTACTTGCTATATCCATATTATAGAATCTCCTAAATATTATAGCACTACCTAACGAAGACGTGGAAGCCTCATCCTGGTCATAACTATCAATACCCCCAATGTCAAGTCCCTTAAGGTCTCTCTTAGGATGAGCTAAGATTTGATAAGGCCCGTGTCTATCTAATATAAACTCAACGTCCATACCATCACCACACCATTCAAGGCGACCTTTTTGTATCTGATTCCTAAGCGCTTCATCGCTAAGTATCTCACTCCTCTGAGCGTTTATCTTAGACACATTAAACCTAGAATTCTTAGTTTGTAAGAAGGCCTCTTCGACAGATAATGGATAATTCTGAAGTTCTAGATTGTAACCCTTTTGATTACCAGCGGCATACAGTTGCTCCCGTCTTTCCTTCAAAGCGGCTGTAGCCCCATCTACATCAGATATTCCAGTATCTTGGTCAAAGAAGCCATGATAACACATAGAAGCAGGGATAAATAAAGGAATAAGATTAAATGCTTCAGCATTATAATACATTTCCATAAAATCCTTAGAGGCAGCTTCAATATCTCCACCAGTACCACCAATAATAGGAACTCCATATTGGACATCCCCATCCATGAAACAAGCTTTAGAAGACATATAAGCATTAAGTAGTTCCTTGAACTCACCCGCTTCTTCAAATACCATCACAGCAAGACGTTCACCCTTATATACTTCAGGGTTACTCATCGTTCGGCAGTGTATTACAGACTGAAAACCTCCAGTTCCCCACTTACCGTCTTTATTTTTTATTTTATATCCTGACCTAAGTATCTCATCGCCATCCTTTAGAATTGAGTGTCTAAAGTTACTACTCTGATTATTAAGCCCAGCCTTAACTTTATCAAAGAAAGATGTGGCTGTAACCTGTAAACCCGCAGCAACACCAACATGGTTGTACGGATAAAAGGTGTACTCATGGGCTAGTATCCCTGAGTTCATATAACTAAAACCTTTATCACGGGCTTTAATTACAATCATTCCTTTTCCTTCTTTCTTACATCTATCAAATAAATCAAAATAGATTTTATCCATATCCCTATACCAAGGGGCAATCAATGTCTTTCTGGAATTCCCCTTCTCTCCCGTGGAACCTAAAATTTTATAATAATTAAGATAATAATAATGTTTACCTGTAATCTTATCTAATCCTTTAGGTTTATACCCATCCTTACATCTTCTTATCTCTTCATCCCAAAACTCCTTAAAAGCAATACTATCGAGGTTAAGGTCAGGTACACCTTCATGCACTATAGGTGCATATTTCTTTATCTTAGACATTACCTTGGCTTTGTAAAGTTTCTAGATAACTAAGTTCTCTACTACCAGCAATCTTCTTCTTATCACCTCTGCGTTCAATAGCATCTAAGAGTTTCTGACGAGTACCTAATATCTTCTCCACACCAATCATCACTTTCTGGATGTCTGCCGCATTATCAATATTTATTTTTGTTTTTTCTAATAATAAAGTATATTCATTAATCTTCTCGTTAAAAGCTGCAAGCTGTGATTCTAAAGGGTCAAACTGAAGTTCATTATATTTATCAATAGCTTTAGCTATTTTTTTATTTTTAATACCACTCCACTCATAATTATCATACATGTCTTTAGAAATAACCTTAGCTCTTTCTTCCTTGGTGTAGTGTCTATATGGAGAGTCATAGTCAGCCATATATGCAACGAATACCAAAGCCTTAAGCCCTAGTTGTTTAGCCGCAACTAGTTCCGAGAATTCAGGTATACCATATATACCATCATCATCAATTAAATTTCCTTTCTTACTTATTTTTAGTAGGTACATACTTCTTTAGTAAGGTTTTCATTACAATAACTCCGTGCGATATATAAGGCATTTCACCATCCTCACGTTCTCCATCTTCATTTATAAACGCAAATTCTATAGATGAAATTTCACCTCCACTGATAATATAATTATTATCAACAGGCTGCCACCCTAGGTCTATATAGTTACTAATAATTTCCACCTCTTTGTCCTGATTCATTTCTGCAACAGTAACAAATCCGTACAACTTACCATTCGGCATTTCTTCTATAATACCGAATTTTGTCTTTTGCTTCACCATAGTTTCCATAAGTCAAAGATAGTAATTATTTGAACACCTTAAATTTATACAAAAAAAAAGAGAGCCAAACCCGACTCTCCTTCAATTAACCAAAACAAACTATCACATTAAATCATGATACTATTAATCATGTTGTATGATTCCTCCATCATTGTACGTCTTACCGCTAGGGTTAGGCGAGTACTGACTACCAGGGGTAATCTTTTCGTCCATTCTTCGATTAGCTTTAGAAACCTTAGATGCTTTTCTATATTTTTCAATAGCCTTAGCGTCTCCTTTAGCTTTATACTTTTTAGATACCTTTCTACGAGCCTTATCTATTAAGTCTTTTATTTTTCCTTTTCCTGGCATAGTTTCTATGTTTAGTCGTGTTGTATTAAACCACCTTTAGCGAAAGACTTTAGATTATCACCAGCTCGCTTACTAACTGGCCTAAACTCTGAGGAGGTAGGATTTTTTGCTGGCGGGAGGTCATCATAATTAAGGGCTTTCAGTTTTGCTTTGTTAGCGGCAATCTTTGCAGCTCTTTTTTTAGCGGCTATAGCTTTAGCTGCGTTGTTAGGGTTAGGCATAATATGTTTTTTTAAAATTAGTTACTATATTTAGTCGTGTTGAATTGTACCTCCACCTTTGTAATAACCCTTCTTACCGCTACCACCTAAAGATTTTGGCATAATAGCTTTATACATTCTTTTTGGTTTGGATACGTCACTCCAAGTTATTTCAGTTTTACCGTCGTTAATTACAGCTTTTTTTGATTTTTTGCTTTTTTTACTTTTGTTAGGTTGTTTCATGATGTTTTTAAAATAGTTATATACAAATATACAATATACATAATAACATTTTACCCAAACAAAAAGAGCTCCTAAGAGCCCTTTAAATTTTCCTTACCTACAGAATGTATGCATGATACATAAACACAAAGCTCTGACACCTGCCCGACGTCATAACATAACAAACCTAATGGTTGCGGAATTCCTTGTCGCAGCTAATATACTAAAAATAATTTATACTAATCATGCTGTATATAACCACCGTCACTAAATCTAGTAACATGTCTCTTTCTTGTACGTTCACGATAAGTCTTATCGCCACCCTTCTCCTTGAACTTAGTCTTCACAACCTCTACAGACTTCCGCTTATTAGTCCGAGTCCTAGAAGACATCTTACTAGTAGTCACAACACCATCGCTCTCTTGTCTAGAGCTCTCTACAAACTTAGTCTTAGACTTCTCTTTACCATTACGGAGCTTAGACTTAACCTTATTACTGGTAGTCACTTCTATCTTGTGTATCTTATTAGGTTGCTTCATGTAGCAAAGATGCTAAAAAATTATTTATATTTATTTGAGTGCGGATGTCTTATCCTAACTACCCCGTACCTACTGGAAAACTTTGAACACCCCCATCAAAATCTCAACTGTTCTCGCTATCGCTCAGTTTTTAAGCTCTTTTTACTCTCTTAAGTGCTAATCTGCACCTATTAAGTAACTAATTGCTCCTCGTTATTAATCAATTCGTGTTCGTGAGTGTGGAGATGTGTTCCTGTCTATCTATCAGAGGCTTATTTCCTACTACGTGAGCAATAATAAGCTAACAGATATGTTCCGACATAAGTAGCAACCTTGTGCTGTTCGTTACTATCAGTACGTTAGAGTAATTTAGAAAGAGAAAATATATAAGTATATAACGGCTTCGCCTTGTTCTCTTTCTTCTTAGGTACTTACTTCCTATTGATTTAGAAGTTCAGTAGTAGTTAGTGAGGTACTATCCACTTACCCACCAAAGGTACAATAAATAAACGACAATGTCAAGTCTCTCTCGTGGAGTATTTGAGCTTGGTTAGGTTTATTTAGGTATTTGGTAAGGTTAGGTTAGAAATGGCTTCGCCCTTTTCTCTCTTTTGATTGCAGAATAAGTAATTGTTCTGAATTATCTCTTATGTGAGTTAGTTACTCACTAAGACAAGCATATATGGAGTTAACGACTCGAGAAAGCTTGTAGAGTGTCGCGTAAATTCGGGACAGAGCAGGAATGTACACCTGTAAGAGATTACTACTTAGTAGCTTGAATATGAGGTGCGCCTCTTCGGATTACGCCGAGCTAAGTCTTATCCAGCTAAATATTCCGCGACGGCGTTCAAGGAGTATGCTAATATGGATAGCAACACTTTGTGTTGAGTTGTATTGACAGAACCATAACGTTGGTTTAATATTAAGGTGACTCCCACTGAATAACGGTAGAGTGTAAATGCCTTTCACTGTCAAGTAGAGCTCAACACTTCGTGTTGATATTACTTTGCAATACTCAGCTGTACGAGTGGTTGTAAAGCAACAAGAAACAGCATTGATAGTTATTAATGACACACCTTACCTCGTTACCTCAACACACAACTAAGTGTATTGTTCTGTAGCTTGATAAGGTGTGTCACTATCATTTTGAATAGGCTTCGCCTTGTTCTCTCTTTTGATTGCATAAATTGATTATTAATAATAACACAACAACGATTAGCTTGGCGATAAGTTAAGAAGACCGAGAAAGCTACGACTTGTGTTATTATTATTACTCAATTAAAAGAATCTATATAGTATTAACATAAATAACTTCGTTATGACTTATAATACTCTTAATCGGAAAGACCAACAATTATACAGAAGTATTTACTTCGTTACTGTAAAAGTTGGTAA